TTCGCTTCTGGGTCTAGCGAATCAAAGATTTCACGATCCTCTTCTGTTTGGGGGTTTTGCAGTCTGGACAATTCGTAGTCTGAGAAGACTTTATAATAGTTGCCGTTCCAAAAAGCAGCAGACCCAGTTAACTGAATATCTGCTGGGTTTAAAATCATATAACGAGCAGGCAGCTTTTCTTCGGCAGCGAAACTAGCGCCATACATCTGAGTGATCTTAGCCATGTCTTGGGGCTGCACCCTACCGTCAAACCTATATATAAAAACATTACCCGATCTAAAATACTCCCTAAAGAACCTATCCTGAAAACCGAGAATATTTAGCTTCCTGAAGAATGCGGAGAAAAAATCTCTAGACTTTTTAGTTCCGCCCTTAAAATAAAGGTTACTGATTGAAAACTCAGTCATCAAATCAATAACATTTCTAAATGCAGCAAAATTGTAATAAGCTTTTTGACAAAGGATTACGGCGTCTCTTATGTCAATATTAGAGCGATTGGATGCTCCAGTGCCTGGGGTAAATTTGTAAGGAATAAGACCATCGGAAATATTCTTATATCTATCAGTTCTGGTGATTGTGCCAGAAAGGTTTCGGCGCGTGGGGGTAGTAGTGGAACTAGCTGTAGCCGCGAAAGCTTCAGAAGCCTCTGAAACCATCAACGGTTTTACCTCTTCCTCCGTTTTTGCCTTCCTAGTGGTTTTCCTTTTACCTGTCATTGCTGTTTTGAGTTACACAATTATTGTATCATCATTGGGCTAAAAGTCGAATTTACATTCATTTCTCCCAAATCCATCATGTCAAAATAACACTTCACAGCCCAGTTGCCAAGCATTAAGGTGGTATAATTATCTTTTCTAGCTCTATTGACCGATGTGTTTCTTTTTAAATGCTGCGGTAAATCGAAAGATTGAGTGCCCCTAGCTGTCGAAGTCACTTCTAAAAGAGCGCATTGTTTTTTTGTCTGATATATTAAATTGTCTTGATTTTCGATTAAATCTAATATACCCTCGCCTTTTGGGTAGTTTATAGATAACCTCTTGTTAGACTCCCTCATAAAAGCGTCTGGGTTGGGAACAATCCTAGAGCCAAACCAAACTTTTTTATGGTCAATGCAAGCTTGCAGATATTCATTGGCATTTCTAATAAAGTTACTGGTAAAGACCTGCTTGAAACAGATATGGCCTAGTTCTGTGTTATACTGCCTTTTGGCTTGGCGTAACATCTTTTCGTAGTCAGCACCTTCTGCGTCACTGTTAAAATCTATGAATTTTAGTTTTTTGTTTTTAAATTTATCGTTCTCGTTACAACTATCCAAGAACTGATAGCCCGCATTATCAATAATAACCATGACCACATTAAATGAGTCAGTTAAATAATGCATATAAGCAATATGATCTTTAAGGTTGCCGCCAGCCACGGCATAGCTATGCACAACCGTAGACGTTTTGTTCTCCTCGTTCAATTCCATTATAGTCATAGCAAAGTAGTCAGAGCTAGGACTGTTTGAGAACGAGGGGTCGATTGCGATTATATATTTGTTGCCACCGTGAGAAGAAAGTTTAAGGCTTGGTTCTTCTCCGTCTGGGATCGTGCATTCGTGCATCTTCTTTGCGCTGAAATAAGAGTCCGACCCGTCAGTAAATTGGGCACAATACTCTCGCTGGAAAGAAGAGTTGGATACCCCTCCAGTTTGGGCTTCCTCAATAATAGTAGGGTCAACCATTTCTTCTGGTAAGGCTTCGTAACCCATCTGTGAAATAAAATATGTAGCGTCAGAGGTTTCTTCGTTTTGAATTTTTTCCATCCACTCTTTGTAGGTTTTGAAGAGGTTTTCAAATGTATAAGAAGCAGAAGAAAGCGCGATCATTTTTGAGTTGTTTTCGAATACCATCCGCTCTTCTTCTTTCATTGCGCCTTGCTCGATTAACCTATCTTCTATTTCTCTAATCTCCAAACGCTCTTTCATGTTTTGCGGAGCAACCAAGAACGGCATAAGAACAGTTTTGATAATATCTTCTGGCAGTAAAAGATACTCATCAAGCACCAGTACGTTGGCGCGAAAACCACGAATTTTTTCACCGTTAAGAGGGATAGCCGTAATCGTTCCCCCGTTGATAGTCCATTCAAATTGGTCGTTACGTTTAGATTTGGCCCCGAAGCATTGAGACAACAATTCAGCGCCTTTTGATTCCACAAGCTTCTCCAAGTTGTTAAAGATAAAGCGTGCAGTACGAAAGGTAGGGCCAGCAATTAAAATCTTTGTGCCAGGCTCAAAAATGCATTGAAGAAAACAAAACACTGACGCAATAAAAGTTTTACCACAGCCACGACCCCAAACACACATCGAAAAGTTGCGGTTCATCATGCCTTTTAGGGTAGCTTCCTGATAAGCCGCTAGCTTTATGCCAGAGATTAACTCAGTGGTAAAACCCAGATTAGCCCTCAAAAATTTAGCCAAAGAGATTTTAGCTTCTTTATCTTCAAGCTCTCCCTTCAGTGCTAGGAATTCATCGTTAAGGTTTGAAAATTCCTTGTCATATTTTTTTGGGGCGTACCACATTATAGTTTTTTGGTGTCGTAAGCTAGCTGTAAGTCAACGCTTTTAAAAGCGCAGCCAGATGTGAATATCTTTTGGATTGTCTCTGAAGCTTTTACCCTGCCTTTTACAAATAAGAATTGAATGAAAGGGTAAGTTTGGCCAAGCTTTCTTACATTATGAAACAAATACTCTGGGGTTACTCTGGTTCCTTTTTTATAGACTTGAGGTAGATAGTTAAAGCCCAAGCAGTTGCTAAGTGTTTCTTCCACCAAGATCACAAACCCCGCATTAGCTTGCTCCGCCCGCTCGATCTCGCGGCAGAATCTATCATACCCGCCGCTAAGAGTACCTATGAAATCGCTTGTTGATTTTCTTTCTATGTAACACTTGCAGGACATATCTTCGTCACTAAAAGCGTAGTCTCCGAACTTGAGTGTTTTAACTTCTGTTTCTATGTCTTTAAAATTTAAAGGCTTCTTTTCTCTAGTATCTATGTAAATCTTATTGCTAGAACCTTTAATTTCAGAACCAGCGATAACCTTGTCATAATTAAAATAATTAGTCTTAAATCCTAACTCAGTACATAGTTCGTAATAATCCCCGAACAGTTTGTTATAACACTGAATAGGTGGAATAAGCAGGGTTCTTAACTCAACCTGAGTCGGCGCATACTCTAGATTCTTTTTCTTTTTTCTTTCGATTAAGAGTTTCCTGCAATATTCTTGGGCTTCTTCTTCGGGCACGGATTTAATCCAGTTCTTTAAGTTAGTTCTGGTATTGAAATCACTAGAAAAATACTGCTCTTTGCTTTTGAACTTGATGATAGAGTTATCAAACTTGTCATGCCTTGGATATTGAGATTGATAGTATTCGACCACACGCATCTTGTGCGCTTTTAGGTGCGCGTGCAGTTGCCTATCGGAGTCAAACTCTTTTCCACAAATTTTACAACTAACCATTTAACACCTCGTCCTCGCTAATACCCATAATACGGGCTTTCACTTCATCCATTGAAGAAAGTTTTGAAATTTCTTTTTTTACATTCTTCTTCCTTAACTCTGCCAAAGCAATAAGCTTTTTCCTAGATTCCTCCTCTTTCCACATTTGCACAAGATGAACGACGCTTGCACTTTCTTTAATCTGACTTTTTAGCTTGTCGCTCCTCTTTTCTTTTAGATCACCCAATAGTTTATGTTGCCGTCCGACGCACTGATTGTATTCTGTCTGTGCCGCACTGATGGCTTGAACTAGTCCCATAGCTAATCGCCTACCTTCGCTATCTTCCGCAGCGTTGTCAAGTAGCTGCTGTAACCGCTCAGAGCGGGCTTGGATACTAGAGCCGATTACAACCTCTGTAGAGAGCACGATATACTGGTCAACTTCTTCTTGAGTAAGGTCTGGCTTATCATTCGTATAGCGAACAAAGCTGGACTGAAATAATTCTCTATCCATGTTGTTGTCAAAGGTGCTTACTTGGTGGATAAACCTTACGGTGTTTATATAACCCATAAGAGCGTTAATCTCTTTCTT